TAGAACTCCCCGTGTGAGCCTTTGGTAAGCTCACTAGTATGACCTAAACAACCATACTACCCTATCACCCTGTAATCACACTCCTTGTGAAAGGTAGTGAGTGATTAAATAAACCTATGACACTAAACAACCATAAAGAAGTTCTATGAAGTAAATTGATAGAAAGAACTTGTTTGTTGCTATCTATCGATCTTTCAAAGAAAATCAGATATGATTTGGAGCAGTGTCTAGATCTACTTTCAAGGTGAAAGGATATCGATGGCACAATGGGTATCAAGAGATGAAAATCTATCTCTGATACTCATTTGAGATACATAATGACCGGTGACTCTAGTATCTTCCCTCTCCGGTCTGGAGGGAAGAGAAAGTTTCATAAAAACTTCTCGTGAGTTCGTATACATAAGAATGGTTATGGCTATAAAGTCTTTGTAATAACGTTCCTTTGTGCACATCGTGTGTGTAAAGGACCGCCAATCATTGATTTAAGCCCCATCTCTAAATCATTAACAGTCCCAATTCGTCAAGTGTTTAATATAATTTATTTATTATTTAAACACCCAATATGAGGGAAACCTCAAAAGTTCAAAGATAAAGCGCATGATTGGTCTTATTTTTAAACCTTATGTTTCTCAGAAATCTGGGCCATCAGGTGGACCGTCATACTTATCCTTTGACTCTGATACAATAGCACTATCATTATATCCTCTAATGGCAATCTTCATCCTTATGGAGTGGTTAAGGCAGATATGATCTGTCGCACCCACGAAAAGGTGAGACCCATTATGATTATTACTCAACGCACTTACTATAGTGTGGAAGTACTGGTCAGAGAAGGTATGGTATTTCAAAGCCTTTAGAGATAGAGGTAAGAAGCCATATATTCACTCTAAGATTGTCGGAATTAGTGATAAATCCGGTAAAACGAGAGTAATAGCTATTTGTGATTGATGATCACAGTTTCTATTGAGACCTTTACATGACCATATATTCCGTTTCCTAAAAGATAGTTTATCTGATGTTGATGGAACATATGATCAGGACAAGCAAAGACTAAGAGTCCAGAGATGGACAAAGGATAGTAATCAGACAGTTTATTCTTATGATCTATCTAATGCCACAGACCGTATTCCAGTCTGGATACAGGCCACTTGTTTATATAAAAGTGGATTCTTA